CCCGGCGAGCCCATGATCCGCGTCGGCAAGAAGGCCGCTGGCCGCGAGCTCGACGGCCGCACGTGGGACGAGTACCCAGAGGCGGTGTCCTGATGGCCACCGCAGCAGTCACCGTGAACCTCACCGTCCGGCTCGATGAGGCCACCCGGCTGACCCTCGCCCACCTGTCCCAGATCGCGACCGTGTTCGGCATCGAAGCGGCCATCACGTTCGACGACTTCGACCGGGCCGAACGGTTGATCAAGGGCTACGTCGACACGACGCTCACCTGCCTCGGGATCGAGCCCGTGTGCAGCTGCACCGCAGGCCGGCTCTGCCCGGACTGCGCAGCCGACCTCGCCGTACTCACCGCACGCCACAACCCGCTCGACGACATCGCCGCCGGGCTCCACAGACCCACTCACACCAGCAGGAGCATCGCGTGAAGATCATCCGACTTGAGGCCAGCAACGTGAAGAGACTGAAGGCCGTCGAGATCAAGCCCGACGGAACCTTGCAGGTCGTCACCGGCCGCAACGCCCAAGGCAAGAGCAGTGTTCTCGACGCGATCTGGTTGGCGCTCGGTGGCGGGACCGCTGCCCGCGAAACCCCGCGCCCCGTCCGAGACGGCGAAGGAGAGGCGCACGTCACCCTCGACCTGGGCGACCTCGTCGTGACCCGCACATGGGACACGGAGAAGGAGAATACCACCCTGACCGTCACCGCCCCGGATGGTGCCAAGTACAACTCGCCGCAGACACTGCTTGACCAGCTGGTGGGAAAGCTGTCGTTCGACCCGCTCGCGTTCACCCGCCTGTCGGGACGCGACCAGCGGCAGGCGCTGCTCGACCTCCTCGGCCTCGACTTCACCGCCGAGGATCGGGAACGGGCCCGGCTGTACGAGGTGCGGCTCGACACGGGGCGTCAGGCGCACGCGTTCGGTGACCTGCCGAAGTTGGAGAAGGACGCCATCCTCACTGAGACGCCTGCTACCGCGATCCTCGACCGGATCAGCAAGGCACAGGACGAGTGGAACCGCATCCGGAGCCTCGAAGACAACCAGCGGGCCAACATCGCTGCGGCCGAAGATCTCGAGCGACAGGCCAAGGAGTTGCAGGCGAAAGCCAAGGGACTCCGGGAAGGTGCCGGCCAGATGCAGGACTTGCTCAACAACACCCCCGCACCAGATGACGTCGCCGAGCTTCGCGCCGAGCTCGCCACAATCGAGGAACGCAACAAGGTCGCCCGCGACAACCAGCGCGTCGCTGCCGGCCGCCAGCAGCAGAAGGCGCTCGAGGACAAGTACACGGCGCTCGGTCAGCAGATCGCGACCATCGACGACTGCAAGGCCAAGGCCCTCGCCGCCGCTGAGATGCCAGTCGACGGGCTCGGCTTCGACGAGCAGGGCGTCACGTTCCGTGGTGTCCCGTTCCAGCAAGCCAGCAGCGCCGAGTAGATCCGGGTCAGCCTGGCCATGGCCATGGCGCTGAACCCATCCCTGCGCGTCATCAGGATCATGGACGGCTCCCTGCTGGACGCCGAGTCGATGAAGGCCATCGCGGCGATGGCGAAGGACTCTGACTACCAGGTGTGGATCGAACGCGTCTCGGACGACGCCAAGGGTGCCGTCGTGATCGAGGACGGATCGGTGGTCGCACGATGAGCACCATCCTGACGGGGCAGGTGACCGGCGCCGAGTTCGTCCGCGAGGAAACCGTCCGGTGCGACTGCGTGGACTTCGGCGGATGCTGCAGCTGCTGCACCAACGGCCAGAGCAAGCCCGGCACCTACCTGGAGGTTCGCCTTGACGGTGACTCGCCAGTCACCCTCGGCGGGCGGGTGGCGATCGCCTACGCATCCACACCTCAGTCGGTACTCGACATCGCAGTGGAGCGGGCAACACACGCGGAACGCGGATGGACCGCCGAGCACGACGCCGAGCACGGCACGGGGCATCTGACCCGTCTTGCGGGCGACCACCTTCGTGGGCTTGCCGCTGACCGGGTCAACCACCGGAGCACGTTCGACAGCGACCGATCACATCTGGTCAAGGCTGCCTCACTACTGGTCGCCGCGATCGATCTACTCGACGCTGTCGCTGCGGGGGACGACCGTGGCTAAGCCCGCGCCCAAGCTGCTGCCCTGCCGCCACTTCTCCCAGGACGGCACCGACCACTGCCGCATCTGCGCAGAGAAGAAGGTCGTCGAGAACCTCCAGATCCGTGCCGAACTCGACGCTGCCACACCGAGCCGCCCGGACCCTACCTCACCTGCCGGTGCGGAACCGGCAGGTGTCGCTGCGGCCTCGGAGACGGCTAGCCGCCCCACCATCACCAAGGCCGGCATCTACGACGGCCTGAGCCACGACGACTACCACAACGACCCGATCCCCGGCGGCTCCCTCTCGTCGACCGGTGTGCGGATGCTGACCGACCCGTCGTGTCCCGCTCTGTACCGGTGGGAGACGGATCACCGCGAAGACCGTGAGGTCACGGACGCGATGGAGTTCGGGCAGGCGTACCACACGCTCGCGTTCGGGGTCGGCCCGGAGATCGCGCTCATCCCTGACGGTGTGCTCGCCAAGAACGGTGCCACGTCGACGACGGCCGCGAAGGAGTTCATCGACAACGCCCGCTACGAGGGCAGGATCCCCCTCAAGGCTGCCGCGATTGAACGCCTCGAAGCCATGGTTGCCGTGCTCCGCGCAGACCCGATCTTCGCCGCGGCCAGCAAGACCGGGAAGCCCGAACAGTCGTTCTTCTGGCAGGACCTGTACGGCGTGTGGTGCCGCGGCCGTGTCGACTGGCTACCCGACCCGGGCAAAGGCCGGCTGATCGTGCCCGACCTGAAGTCTGCCGAGACTGCGCATCCTGGGGAGTTCGGCCGGGTCGCTGCGAAGAACTTCGGCTACGCCCAGCAGGCCGACTGGTACCTCCGCGGTCTCCGCGCTGTCGGTGCCGGCGACAAGCGGTCCGTGTTCGTGTTCTTCCCGCAGGAGAAGAAGCCGCCCTACCTGGTGCAGCCGATCCAGCTGGACGCCGAGTCGATGCGGGTCGGGGAGATCCTCAACGACCGCGCCCTCGAAACGTATGCGCGCTGCGTCGAGACCGGCACGTGGCCTGGCTATCACGACGGTGTCGCGCTCGCGTCACTTCCGCACTGGTTCATCCAATCCGTCTTCGAAAGCGAGTAGTTCCGTGACCGATTCCCTTGAGCGTTTCATGCCTCCCGTACCGGCCGGCCGCACCACACAGACCACGATGGTTGAGCAGTCCAGAGCCGTCGCCGAAGTGCAGGCTGCTGTCACCGTGGCGCTGCAGTTCCCGCGCGACATGGCCCGCGCCTACGCCGAGATGAAGGCAGCCTGCGGCCGGCTCCAGCTGGCCAAGCGCGCGTTCTACTCGGTGCCCAACCGCGGCAACGGACCCTCCGTGCACCTCGCCCGGGAGCTCGCCCGCATCTGGGGCAACATCGACTACGGCGTCCGTGAACTGTCCCGCGACGACACGGCTGCCATGTCTGAGGTGCAGGCCTACGCGTGGGACCAGCAGACCAACACCCGCTCTAGCCGCACCTTCCAGGCACCCCACGCTCGGATGAAGGGCAAGAACCGCGAGGTCCTCGTCGACCTTGACGACATCTACCGCAACAACCAGAACGTGGGCGCCAAAGCCGTCCGGGAAACCATCTTCTCCGTCCTCCCCGCCGAGTTCGTCGAAGAAGCACAGAACACCTGCCGCCAGACGCTGGAGAACGGCGATGGGGTGCCGCTCGAGAAGCGGATCTCCGACGCGGTCGCAGCGTTCAGCAGCATCCACATCGGCGTCGACCGGCTCGAAGCGAAGATCGGCAAGGCCCGCGGCCAGTGGGGCGCGCAGCAGGTTGCCGACATGGGCATCTGGTACACGTCCATCACCCGTGACGGCATCGACGCATCGTCGCTGCTGCCCGAGGTCATCGTGACTGCCGCCGAACTGGCCGGAGACGGCCCCAACATTCCGCCGGCGAGCAACGCCACCTCAACCGAATGACCCGCAGCCACCACGGCTGCGGGGGAACAGACCCCAACCAAGAAAGGGATCGCATGACCGAACGGATCTACACCAACACCAGAACGGGCGAGGTGGTGGAGAACGTTGAACCCCGCCCGTTCGACCAAGTCCTCAGGGAACTCGGTGAGGGCGCAACCCTCTCCGAACTGTCGGAGGCCTTCTACGACGTCATCCAACGCGTGCAGGACACGTCCAAGGCCGGATCGGTGACCTTGCTCTGATCGTCGCGTTCGACGGTCAGGGACGCCTCGTCATCAAGGACGAGGTCAAGCAGAAGCTGCCCGAGTTCTCCCGCCCGGAGACCCGCTTCTTCGTCGACAAGACCGGCAACGCCAGCCGGCGTGACCCGAACCAACCCTTGCTGCCCTCCCTTGAGGACAAGCGCAACCAGAGAGAGGCCCAGAACTCATGACCCAACCCAACGACACTGCGATCCTCGACGGCATCGTCGAGGCGATCGACGATCGCGGCTACGCCCTGCTGACCGCGACCTCGCAGCAGGCGGTCCTGCCCCGGAAGCTCGACGAGGGCGTGTACGCCGTCCTCAACGACGACGGCGGCATCGACATCCGGGAGACCGACGGCTACACCCAGCAGCGCGAGCACGACTGGGAACGGGCCCGGGCCGACAAGCCCGAGTTCGTGCACCGCTCCCCCATCCTGCTCGACGTCGACAGCTTCATCGACTACGTCGCACACAACACCAGGAGCACCGACTTCACCGCGGTCGACGACTCGGGATTCGTGCACGGTTCCGGCGAGCTCGAGGTGTGGGCCAGCGTCGACGACCGCAAGATCACCGCCATCCTCGACGGCTACAACGGCCTCCGGAAGCACACCGCAACCCTCGCCCTGAAGACGTCGCGCGAGTGGAACGAGTGGCTCGGGATCGACGGCAAGCTCGTCGGCCAGGTCGAGTTCGCGCAGTTCATCGAGGACCACATCTCGACCATCGCCATGCCCGACGGCGGCCGTCTCGTCGACATCTGCGAGACGTTGACCGGCAACACCGGCGTGAACTGGAAGAGCCAGAACCTCGACAAGAACGGGCAGCGCAAGTTCGTCTACGAAGAGGTCATCGAAGCCAAGGCCGGCGCCAAGGGCGACCTCGACATCCCGACCGAACTCGTGCTGGTGCTCCGGCCCTTCCAAGGTTCCGAGCCGCAGTCGATCGTGGCCCGGTTCCGGTACCGGCTCGCTGAGGGCCAGCTGCGGATGGGCGTGAAGCTCGCCGAGCCGGAACGGACCTTGGAGGAAGCCTTCGACCGCATCGTCGACGACGTGCAGGACCGGGTCCCGGTCCACGTCAACCACGGCCGTTCCTGAAGTTCCCCACGGTTGGCCCGCCAGCGTCTTGGCGGGCACGGCGGGCCAACCCCTCATCCCCCGACTCATCGAAGGAGAGATCAAGTGAAGCGAGTATTCCTTGCGGCAGCTGCTGCTGTCTTGTCCGGCCTGTTCACTGTGTCTGTTGCGGCGGCATGCGAGCCGACGCCCACACCCAGCCCCACGGCCACCGTGTCTCCGACACCGGAGCCGACCCCCACCACGGCCAGCCCCGAACCGAGCCCGTCCGTGACGGAACCCACCCCGACCGTGACAGAGACGGCCACTGTGGAACCTTCCCCCTCAGCAACCGTGACAGAACCGCCCGTTGTGGAACCTTCGGAGACGCCGACCGCAGAGCCGACGCCAACCGTCACCCCGACCGAGCCAGAACCGAGCCCATCCGTCACGGAACCGACGCCGAGCGTCACGCCCAGCGAGACCCCTGTCCCGTCCGGAACGCCGACCGTCACGCCTGAGCCGACCGCCTCCGAAGCTCCAACCACGGCACCCACGCCCACCGTCACCCCGACGCCGACACCCACACCCGAGGTTGTCGTCTCCTACCAGTGGTTCAAAGGCAAAGCGCCCTGCGGCGCCACCGAAGTCCAGTGGACGTTGACCCGATACACGTGGACCACCGACCCCATCACCGGGAAGGTCACGTTCGACGAGTTCGTGTGGGACCGCGAGATGCGCGACATCCCGGCGAAGGACCGCATCACCTGCCCCACCAGCGACACCCTGGCCTACACCGGCAGCGACATCACCCTGAATCTGGCGTACCTGGTGGCCGGCTTCGCTGCCCTGCTGATCGGTTCCCTGGCCGTGTCGGTAGCGCGCGGGAAGCGGTGGACCCGATGAGTACCGCCCAAACCCGCCGTTGGTCCGGTGAAGCGAGACGGACCCAGACGGCCGACCCCACATGGGTACGGGCACTCGTCGTGTTCGGGATCGTCGCACTCGACATCGTGCTGTGGGCGGCCATCATCTGGGGAGCCGCCACGGTGATCGGCTGGCTCACATCCGTGCCTGTGCTGCTCGTGCATCTGGCCCAGGCTGTGGCGGCGTCACGATGAGCAACTTCAACAGCGCCACCGTTCGCGGCGCATGGCACGACGCGACCTGCCCGGCAGGCCCCGAGTGCTCAGACCGCAGCATGCACGCCATGTCGCTCGACTACATGGTGGCGCCGCTCGACCGGTTCCTGACAGCCCTTCCTTCTCCGACGCTAGATGACCCAGGGCAGTCCGCGACGATCACCATCCCCCGTCCACATGTCCCGTTCGGCCCGAAGGGTGTCACCGCCGAGAAGGCCGACGCTGACTACCTGCGGTCCGCGGTGGGCAACATCGAGTTCTCCGTCGAACGCGGCCGAGCGCTGTGGGGGTCGAACCTCACGGCGACGATCATCAAGCTCCTGCGTGACGCAGCTGACGCGATCGAGACGCAGGTGCAGCCGTGACGACCTACTACTACTTCGCCGCCAGGTACTCCCGGCACCCGGAGATGCGCGGCTACCGCGACGAACTGCTCACCAGCGGTCTCGACGTTGAGGTCACCTCACGCTGGATCGACTGTCACGACGACGAGCTCGAACAGTCATACACACCCGAGGCACTCAACTTCGACCCCGCGGGCTGCTGGCGCCACGGCGAGCACGACCTCGAAGACCTTGACGCAGCAGACGTGCTCGTGTCCTTCACCGGCAACGGTGGGGGCGGCAAGGGTGGCCGGCACATCGAACACGGCTACTGGCTGTCGACGCATCAGCGCTACGGACGAACCGTGATCGTCGGACCGCGCGAGAACATCTTCCACTGCCACCCGGCAACCGAGGTCTACCCGGACTGGGCATCGTTCCTCGCTGCTGAGATCGCGCGGGTGCTGTCGTGAGCCGCCTGATCCTCCACCCGCTGCGGGTCGTCCGGGCATACCTACTCAAGGTGTCGGGGTGGCTCGGATGACCAAGCAATCAGCTGTACTCAGGCCGGCGATCATTGATCAACGCTGGGTGATAAGTACGCGGGGCCCCGTTGGGCGTCTCCCAGGTGATCTCACGCGACACGAAAACCATGTCTTCGAGCTGTCGCCGAAGACGATGGCCCGGATCAAGGAAGGCCTGAAGCGGTACGGCGCGAGCCACGGACCGCTGGTGCAGCGGATGAACACCGGAGGAGCCGAGATGCTCACGCCGGCCTACGAGGTGATGCGCACGCTGACCACCGGTGGGCACCAGTCCATCGTGGAGCCGTTCATCGTCGAGGCCACCGGCAACACGTACGACGCTGCAGACCCGAAGCACCCGCAGCACGGCACCGAAGGCGGCTACTACCGCGTGTGGCCAACTAGTGACCCGCTGCGCACTCTGCACGGCACGGCATCGAAGGGCATCGTCCTGGACTCCGTCCGAGGCTCGACGATCGCCACACCCACCGACGACCCGATGGCGACGCAGACGACCAGCTACACCCGGGCGCTCCTGATCCCTGTCGAGGGCCGGGACGGCAAGGCAGCACAGGAAGCCGTCGAAGCCCTCAGGACCCAGACGACCCGCAACGAGACGGGACTGCTCATGCCCTACTACTCGGCCAACGAGTACGCCAAGCCGACCAACCTGCCCATGGGAACACTCACCACGGTCGACCGTTACGCCCTCATCACCCTGCGCGGCCAGAACGCACCCAAGCCCGCCACCTACCCACTCGACACGTTCGCCGCCAACGGCAACCACCACGCCCTCGCCGACGTGTCCGTCCCCGACGTGGAGGACTGCCGGTTCCGGATGCTCGAGCCGTCCGAGATCAAACGCGGCATGGCGTTCCCCACCAGCTACGTAATGCTGGGAAACAAGAGGGAGCAGGTCAAGCAGGCCGGGAACGCCGTCACCCCGCCGGCTGCGCGCGACCTCATCGCGTGCGTCGCTGAGTCGCTAGGTAACGCAGCATGAAGCCCTACTACGTCGACGACAGCGTCACCCTCTACCACGGCGACTGGTGCGAGTCGATCGCGGACGACTTCACCGCTGACCTCATTCTGACCGATCCGCCATATGGTGAGACCTCGCTCGCCTGGGACCGCTGGCCAGATGGATGGCCCGCGCTGGCAGCCCGCCACGCCAATGCCATGTGGTGCTGGGGCTCCATGCGCATGTTCCTCGATCGACGCGACGAGTTCACCGACTGGACCTTCTCCCAAGACCTCGTCTGGGAGAAGCACAACGGCAGCAACCTCGCCGCTGACCGCTTCTCGCGGGTCCATGAGACCGCGACGTTCTGGTACCAGGGGCCTTGGTCGGAGATCCACCACGAGACGCCAACCACCGCTGACGCGACGCCGCGCACAGTCCGCAAGAAGGCCAGACCCGCGCAGTGGATAGGAGCGACCGGCCCGAACGTGTACGTCTCGCAGGACGGCGGGCCGCGCCTCATGCGGTCAGTGCTCTACGCCCCATCAATGCACGGCAACGCGATCAACGAGACCGAGAAGCCCACCAGCTTCCTCGAGCATCTCATTACCTACGGCTGCCCTCCCGGCGGCACTGTCGTGGACTTCTTCGCCGGGTCAGCGTCAACGGGCGAGGCGTGCAAGTTGACCGGTCGCAAGGCTGTTCTGTTCGAGAAGCGCGAGCAGCAGTGCTACGAGGCGGCCAAGCGGCTGGCCCGGATGCCGATCGACTTCGGAGCATCAGCATGAGCCGCTACGACAACTTGGTCCGCGCCCTCGCATCAGGCGACCTCGAATCCTCGAAGGCCTTCTGGAGGTCGAAGGCGTGGACCGCTGACGAACGGGCCCGCGCCCGCCGGCTCCTCACCACCGCCCGCGACCTCAGCCTGGAGGTGCTGCCGTGAGTACGCCCGCAATAGACCCTCGGATCGAGCTGCACGCAGAGCTCAGGCGAGCGCACACACAAGCAGCCAAGGCACTCGCTGCGTTCGGCCGATACCAGATGAACAGGCCATCGCCGCACCCACTCAGGTCCGCGATGGTGGCGATGAGCGTCGAGGGCATACATCTCCTCCACGCCGTGATGGGCCGCGCAGAGAAGGCGATCCGCGACGACCTGGACGACGAGACCGATGGACGAAAGGCCGCCTGATGACGTGGTTCAAGGTCGACGACAAGCTGCACGACCACCGCAAGGCGAGAGCAGCAGGGAAGTCTGCAATGGGAGTTTGGGTGCTCGCCGGGTCGTGGGCTGCCGACAACCTCACGGACGGCTTCGTGCCCGTCTCGATCCTGCCCAGATGGGGAACCTCTCGCGACGCCGCGAAGCTGTGCGACGTCGGCCTGTGGATGCCCGACGAGCAGGACGGCGAGCAGGGGTGGCGGTTCCACGAGTGGGAAGAGAGGCAGCCGACCAGAGCCGAGAAGATCGCCGAGAGGGCCGAGCGCGCCAAGGCTGGAAAGGCTGGCGGTCTGGCATCCGGACGAAGCAGGCGCGAAGCAAAAGCGAAGCAGGCTGCTTCGGGTCTGCTTAAACCCCCGTCCCGTCCCGTCCCGACCCGTCCCAATAGCGAAGCGACTCTGCATGGCATCGATGAGTTAGTAGAGCGAATCGCGGAGACGCATGCCATGCCAGGAGCTTCGCGATGACCGACCGCACCAAGGCCGAACGGGCACTCGCCTTCCTCATCCACGAGATCCGCGACGAATGGGACGAACACGGCATCACCGCCACCCTCCGCAAATGCAGCGACAAGACGCTGCCTGACACCATCGCAGCCGCCCTGGACTGCGCCACCCGACGCCACGAACAGCGCACCCCGGCATGCATCGCCCTCGACGGTGAGCACTGGCGGGCACTCGTCAACATGGCCGGCGGGTCGACACCTGCCGAGTCTGCGCCGTTGCCGTACTACGACCGGACACCGATCCGGACCGAGCCCAACCCCGTCACCGACGTCGAGAAGATCCGCGCCATCCGACTGGCCGCGAAGGCGGCAGCAACCACCGAAGGAGCAAGCGATGACTGACCTCGATCTAAACGCGATCGCAGAGCGCTACCACCGAGCACTGTCAGCAAAACCGGGCAAGGGCGACATGGACGCCGACGGGATCGCAGCCATCACCGACAGCGTGTGCGACGTTCCTGAGTTGCTGGCCGAAGTCACGCGGCTGCGCGACGAGATCGGCAGAGTGCAGTCCGTCGAGCGGCTCGTCGAGAACGCGCGCGTGATGGCGGAGGGCAGCACCCTGTCGTTCCCCGAAATGATTGAGGCGTTCGCGGGTCTCCTGCGGCTCGGCTACGACTCCGATGCCACTCAGGATCGGGTCAACCGTGCACGCCGGATCGCCGCCGAGATGTGCGACATGCAACGCCGGCGCTCCACGCGACGTGAGGGCGCCAGGATCCTCGCCGTGCTGAACGAGGGCATGCCGAAGATTGAGTTCGTCGATGACCTCGAGGATCGCGGACGTCAACTGCGCGGCCTGTACGCCTACTCGCAGATCCCGCTGCGGCCCGTCAATGCGTTCGTGGTGGGGACGTCATGACCACCGCACCCACCATCGAACGCACCGCCAGATCCGGCTGGTGCCTAACGAACGACTGCCCAGGCTGCAAGAAGCACCCCGAAGCCGTCAAGCACTGCAACTGCACCTGCCACCGCAAAGGAACCCAGTGACCATCGATCCGACCACCAGAACCACCACGGACCACCAGGTGCTCACCGCGCTCCACCTCAACCGCGGCCAACTCTGCGACATCACCGGCATGTACCCCGACGAATGCGGCTGCCCAGAGCACTACGCAGACCGACCCACCGTCATCTCGATCGCAGCCCTCGAGCGGCTCACCCACCACCCGCTGCCCGCGTACCGCATGAAGCGACGTGACCCGCGCTGGCGGGTCGAGGACCCCAGAACAGTCCGCTGCACCCACCGCAACGACGACCTGTGCGGAGACTGCGAAACGATCCTCACCAACCTCCTCAACGACCTCCCAGGCGTTGTCGAAGACCTCCACCTCGCACTCCGGAAAGCCGTACGGTTCACCCCGCACGGATTCCGGCGCGGCGACAAAGAAACCCCCGATGAATCACCCATCCCGTGGAACCCGTCCGCCGCGGAAACGCTCGGCGACCTGAACCGGATCATGCTCAACGGCCACCTTCTCGACCGGCACACCCTCCTCGAGGACCTCTCCAAGACGATCCGGAGAGCACACAGGGTCATCGACCGGCCCAAGGACCGCGAGTTCACGCTATGCCCGGAATGCCGCGAAGAGATCCCCGTCACGTCCCGCAAACTCGCCGTGCAATGCTTCGCCACGATCATCGAGGACGACCCAGACGCACCCGAACCGGATGATGGTGAACAGCGCGCGCAACGCACCCGGCAATGCGACTACGCAGCATCGTGGGAACAGCACCAGAAAGACATTCTCCAGGCCAACGAAGACGCACTCCTCACCATGTCCGACCTCGTCCTGGTCCTCACACGCGCCGGCGAACCCATCACCCGCGACAAGGTCAACAACCTGATCCGCCGCCACGGCCTGCCCCGCGAGCAGATCCAGAAAGCGAAGTGGAAGGAAGGCAAGATCGTCACCGACCCGCAATGGGTGTACCGGCTCCGTGACGTCCGTGAACTCGTCGCCAAACTCGCCCCTGTGGAAGCGGGACAGAGTGAATGACACCGCTGGCATTCATTGCTACCCTTGGCGTGACACAACGTGAGGGACGTTCACCGTCCCTGGAATCGGGCCCGACATTGGTCTACGCGCTCCGTCTTGCCGAGTACCTCCGCAGGGAAGCTGAATGGCGTCGGGGTGTCGCCACAAAGCACTCCGACCTGCAGAGCAACCAGACGGCTCGCGGTTTCGACCAGGCCGCAGCCGAGATCGAACAACTCACCGATGACCACCCGTGGCTGATGGCGCTCGTCGAAGCGGGGTGGCTGACCGCTGACGGCTTCGTGCCCGTCGGCGACAGCGCGACCCGCTACCTCGGCCAGTTCCGGCGCCACGGCAACGGCACGTGGGAAGAGTTGCTATTCTCCCTCGCGATCTACGCCGGCGGCGAGGACGTGTGGCGAGGGTACGCAACGACGCTCCGTGGGCGTGCCCGCCGGTTCGACTTGATCCTCACCCCGCTTCGGCCGCAAGACACTCGTCTTCCTCAGTGGGAGTCGTACTCTCTGCGCGCGAGCCAGATGGGAACGAACCGGATCGCGCAGGAGACGCTGCTCGGGATCGACCGCTACTTGACCGCCCTCGAAGCCCCGAGGCAAGCGTGACAGTCTCGCGCATCGCACCCCTACGATGCTCACATGAGCGAATGGGTCATGCTTGCTGAACACGTCGTGAAGATTCAACCCCAGAGCATGCGGGTCGGAGCAGGTCGCCGCCCAGCTCTCATCGATCCAGCAGACAAGACCACAGTCCACGCAGTACCCGCCCGCGGCGGACAATCCGAAGCCGCATGCGGCATGCAGTTCACCGGCATCATCCGGCTGAGCCCACCCCGCGACTGGGTAGGAGCACTCAACCCCCGGATCACTCGCTGCCCCGACTGCATCGCCGCCGTAGGCATCGAGTCGGAACACTAGGCAGCCACACCCCGGAGATTGCATCGGAGCCCCGTCCATTGGGCTGACCCTCCGGTTGGCGTGGACAGGGCAAGCGGCATGACCCGCAACCCCGACGCGGGATAGCCCACCGTGCAGCCCAACGGGCCCAACCAATCGTTCCCTGCCCACCTGCCTCGCTACGCGGGAACCGCGGCCCCGTTCCCACCGCGGCGGGCAGGGACACCACACGGGAGGCGCGCATGCGGTCCGCCATCTGCCACAACGGCAACGACTGGTGGTGGGTACGCATCCACGACACCCAGCCCGACATGCTGGCCACGGCCAACGCCCTCCATGTCAGGCGCGGTGGTGAACGAGACCACAACCCGCCCGACACGATGGCTTGCTTCCAGCCCTCCGGCTTCTGGTACCACGTCGACGACGACGGCGACATGACACCCGCCCGCAAGAACGGTTACACCGGGACCATGCGCCTCGTCCAAGGCAACATCAACAGCGAGATCGTGGCTCACGAATGCGTCCACCTCGCACTCAGGACCTACCGCGGCAGACACGACGACCAAGCCACCCTCGGAACCGACTGCGGACCAAACGAAGAGTCCCTCGCCTACATCATCGGCCAGACCGTACGCACTATGACCGACGCCCTGTACGAGCTCGGCGTCTGGACCTGACCATGGCCAAGCGACGTTGCGCCAGGTGCCCCGTCCTCGTCGACGTCGGCGCCTACCGCGGGCTATGTGATGACTGCCGCCGCACCTGGGACGCAGCACGCGGCACACGCGAGCAGCGTGGCTACGGTGCTCAGCATCAGGCAGAGCGGCAGCGCATCCAAGACCAGATGGACCAAGGCGATACCTTCACCTGTGCCCGCTGCCACCAACCCATCACACCCGGCCAGGCATGGCACCTCGACCACAACCGCAACCGCACCGGCTACCTCGGCCCAAGCCACGAGCACTGCAACAACAGCGCCGCAGGGCACGCCAGCCACACCCAATAGGGGGTGGGGGGAGGGGCAAAACCCCTAGTCAGAACACCGCCGGTGAGAGCCGAAAAACGTGCGGAGGGTTCAAACTTTCGCGGAGGGGGCTCAGGTGGCCACTCCGGCGGTCTTCTACTCCGAGCAGGTTCGCTTGGCTGATGCGGCAGCACTTATGGCCGCTCGCCAGTGGGAGAAGCTCGGCAGCGACCTGGACAAGTGGCCGGCGATCGCGGGCCGGCTGGCCTTGATCGTCTCAGGCGCTCAGGTGCGTGCCGCATCGAACGGGATCACGTACGTCGAGGATCAGGTTGGACCTCCGGTCGCGAAGGTCCGGGCTGCGGCGTTCGGTGGATGGGCCTCCGACGGCATGCCGCTCGACTCGTTGCTCTACGGCTCCGTCGTCCAGTCCCGGCTGAAGTTTGGCTCGGGCATGACCGACGAGCAGGTGATGGCGTTCGGCGGTAACTGGCTGAGCATGGCCGTCCAACAGCAGGTACTCGACGCCGGCCGTGGCGCTACCGGCGTGGCGATCGCGGCGACTCCCCGGACGGGCTGGATCCGGTACGTGCACACGCCCTGCTGCCAGTCCTGCGCAGTGCTCGCCGGGAAGTTCTTCAAGTGGAACGCAGGGTTCGAGCGGCACCCCCGGTGTAAGTGCACCCACCATCCGGTGAGCGAGGATGCCCCGGAGGGCTTCACCTCAGGAATCACCCCGGACCAGATTCACGACCTGACCGATGCGCAGCGCCGAGCGATCGCCGACGGCGCCGACATGAACCAGGTCATCAACGCCTATCGGGGCATGACGCCGAGCATGCGTGGTCGGATGATCACGACGACTGAGGGCACGACTCGTCGCGGCTGGGCGTCCTACGTGAAGCGCACTCGGGCTCGCCTCACTGGTGAGCAGGTCGCCGAGACAGCCAAGAACGTCGGCCAGCGCGGCTACATCAAGAACTACGTGGAGCGACGGACCAAGGCCCGTCCGAGCCCGGAACTCATCTACGCGCAGGACATCTCGCGCGAAGAGGCTGTGCGGCTTCTCGCTCGACACGGCTACATCGTCGGCGACCTCAAGCAGGTCGCCCGTCTATCTCTCTAGGGCGCGACGCCCTGGGGATTCCCTGCCTGGCGCGATGCCAGAAGGAGAGGACCATGACCAGTGGTGGTGCACGTAACCGTTCCGGGCAGGCCCCTGACCCGAACTCTGGCCGTTCGGATCGCCGCGGATATAAGCTGACGGCGCTCCCGGCTGAGGGGTATGGCGGAGACGCTCCCGAGTGGCCGCTGTCCGAAGCTTCGATCTCTGAACTCACACTCTGGGCCGAATCGTGGCGCACCCCGCAAGCCTGCGCGTGGTCGATGCCGTCCGAATCGTGGCGAATCCGCACCGTCGCGCTGTGGGTCCGTGTCCGGATCCGCTGCGAGGATCCTTCCGCCGGCGCGGCCATCCTTGGCCAGCTGCACCGACTCGCTGACCAGATCGGCATGACGACCGCCGGCCTAGCCGAGATGGGCTGGGCGATCGCGAAGGACGAGCTGGCGCAACGTCGCAGCGACGAGCCGGAGCAGCAAGAGACTGCCCCCAAGCAGGGTTCGTCGCGGGACCGCATGAAGGTAGTCAGTGGCCAGTGACGCCCTGGCCATCGACTTCGACCCGCTCCACAGCCTTGGCTTTCTGGTCACGGACTGGATAGAGGCCCACTGCCGGGTTCCCGGTGGCGTGTTCGAGGGTGAGCCTCTGGTCTTCAATGGCTGGCAGCTGTTCTGCACGGTCAACCACCACCGGATCATCCCGGAGGCGGTCTACGACCCGCGCCGACTGTTGGCGCCGTTCCACAACCGCCGCTCCGTGGTCGTCGGACCACAGAAGTGCGGGAAGTCGCCGTGGGGCGCAGGCATGCTACTCGCGGAGGGTGTTGGCCCGACTCTGTTCGCCGGATGGGCCCGTGGCGATGAGGTGTACCGCTGCGAGGACCACGGATGCGGATGTGGCTGGGAGTACCACTACCAGCCCGGCGAGGCGATGGGGATGCCGCGACGCAAGTCGCTGCTGGGCCTGTTGGCGTTCTCCGAGGCGCAGACGCAGAACGTGTATGAGCCGTTGCAGACGATGATCCACAACGGTCCGCTCTCCGAGTTCGTGCACGTCCGCGAAGGCTTCATCCGGCTCCCCAACAGGGGCATGATCATCCCGTTGTCGAGGGCTGCACGGTCGAAGCTGGGCAAGCCGCTGACAGGGGCGCTCGGCGATGAGTCCGGGCTCTACACCAAGCAGAACGGTGTGCTCGACACGTGGCAGACGATGCGCCGCGGTGTGGCAGGCATGCAGGGCCGCTCGATCGAGCTCACGAACCCGTGGGACCCGATGGAGAACTCCGCCGCCCAGCAGGCCTTCGACTCGTTGCGGCCCGACATCTTCCGCTACTACCGCAAGCCGCCGGCGAACCTGTCGTACGCCAACAAGCGGGATCGGCACAAGATCCACGTCTACGTCTACGCAGACAGCCCGTGGGTAGATCCCAAGGGCATCGACGCGGACGCCGCCGAGCTCGTCGAGACCGACCCGACGCAGGCTGAGCGGTTCTTCGGTAACCGCCTCGTGCAGGGCTTGGGCGCCTACCTCACGGAAGCGCTGTACGAGTCGGCCGAGAAGCATATCGACGTCCCCGACGGAACCCCGGTATCTGGCGGGTTCGACGGCTCGAGGTCGGGTGACTGGTCAGTGCTCCGGCTGGAAACGCTCGACGGGCACCGGTTCACCCCGACGTACGGCCCCGACAAGCGGCCGGCGGTGTGGCGGCCGGATGAGTGGCCGGAGGGACGTATCCCACGGGGCGAGGTCAACGCGTGTGTCGATGAGGTGTTCCGCCGCTACGACGTGGGCCTCATCTACTTCGACCCGCGGCACTTCGAGACGCAGGTGGACGCCTACGCGTCGGAGTTCGGGGAAGACCGGGCGGTGCAGTGGCCGACGAACTCGATCACCCGCATGTTCCCGGCGCTCGTTCGGTACCGCGAGGACCTGGCCGAGAAGCTCACCACCCACGAACCGGATCCCGTGTTCCGGGCCAACGCCCTGGCGGCCCGGAAGGTCGCGAAGCCGGGCGACAAATTCATCCTCGGGAAGCCTTCCGAGAACCAGAAGATCGACGTCCTGATGGCCGACGTGCTCGCGCACGAAGCGGCCTGCGATGCACGCGCTACCGGATGGGCCCCGACCGGGGAGTCTGCAATGTACGTCTACTGAAGGGTGGTGACCGATGACGCTGGTGCCGTTCACTCCACGAGCCACCGATCCGGACCAGGCCACTCTCACCATTCTCGGCAACCTTGAGGGTGTTCGCGCGAACTGGATCATGGGCGATCTCGGCCTCCTGGTCTGCGAGCAGTACTACACCGGGACCCAACCCCTGCAGTACATGTCGAAGGACCTGGAGAAGGACCTTGGCGAGACCGTCACGCAGCTGGTCATCAACTGGCCGCAGATGGTCGCCGACGCGTACGCCGAGCGGCACGTGTGCACCGGCTTCCGCTATCCGTCCACGGACGCCGGCGCGGCTGTCAGCGGCGACGAGCTGTGGCAGTGGTGGCAGGCGAACAACATGGACGAGCAGGCCAACATGGCCCAGGTCGACGCGATCTCGCTGTCGAAGGCGGCGCTGCTCGTCGGCCCTGCCGTCGGGAGCGGTGCTCCCGTGATTACGGCGGAGTCGGCGTTCGACGTTGCATGGATCCGCGACCCCCGGTCCGGAATGGTGATTCGGGGCCTCAAGGCGTGGTCCGAGATGCTTGATGACCGGACGACCATTCAGTGGCGGAACATCTACCTTCCCGGCCGACGGATCACCCTGCGCACGGCGCCCGGGGGTGGCGGTTGGTATGTCGACCAAGACGTGAAGTCGACCGAGTTCGTGCCACTGGTGCCGCTGGTGAACCGTCCCCGGTTGAAGCAGCGCGAAGGCCGGACCGAGTTCGCGCCGATCATTCCTGTCGCGAACGCTGCCAACAAGATGGCCACCGACATGATGGTGTCCGGCGAGTTCCACGCCATGCCCCGCCGGTGGGTGTTCGGCCTCAAGGCGACTGACTTCAAGAACCCTGACGGCACCACCAAGAACGCATGGTCGGTCATCAAGGGCCGCCTGTGGGCGACAGAGAAGAAGCCGTCCGAGGTATCCGTTGGCCAGTTCACCGAGTCTTCGCTGACGAACTTCCACGACACCATCAAGCTCCTCGCGCGCCTCACGGCGCAGCTGTCCGGGATGCCGTCGGACTACATGAGCTTCGACTCGGTCAACCCGCCCAGTGCCGATGCGCTGCGGGCATCTGAGCGGCGCATGGTCAAGAAGTGTGAGGACCAGCAGGTGTCGTTCGGCGGCTCGTACGAGACGGCCCTGCGGCACGCGATCAGGTTCGCGACCGGCAAGTACGACAACGCCGCGATGATGCTCGAAACCAGCTGGCGCGACCCGGGCACCCCGACCACCGCACAGGTGACGGATGCGGCTGTGAAGAAGGTCACCACGAAGGGCGCCGACGGCCGGCCGCTCGTCCCGACCGAGCAGGGCCGCATCGACCTTGGCTACACCCCGCAGGAGCGCGACGACATGGTGCAGATGGAAGCCCGCGCGCTGAACCTCGACCCCGACGAGGTGGCGCTCATGGCGCTCCTCGACGGCGCCAAGTAACACCCCCACAAGACCTCCCCGGCGAGCGAATCGTCCGGGGTCATCCAAGCGATTTGGAGAAGACCATGTCCCTGCCCACCACTGAGCCCATCACCCCCATCCCGACGCCGCCCCCGGCCGCCGCACCGGTGCCACAAGCGCCGGCCAAGCCCGAAGCGGTACAGACCCCGGACCCTAAGCCGGAAGACGCCCTGCGCGCCCCCGGGTTGAAGGCCCTGGAGACCGAGCGGGAACGTGCCAAGAAGGCTGAATCCCAGCTGGCGGCGCTCGAGCCCTACAAGAAGGTGCTCGAAGGCCTGCAGAGGATGCTCACCCCCGAAGGGGAGACCGAGCAGCCGAAGCCGGAAGACCTGATCAAGAAGATCAACGATCGTCTCGACCAGGCGGACCGCAAGGCCGCGGTGAACGAGCTCGCCCGTACCCACGGGATCACCAGCAATGACGACATTGCGCTGCTCGATGCAGTCGTTGATCCCCAGCAGCGCGAGGCGCTCGCACTCAGGCTCAAGGGCGTTGCGGCGGCCATCCCGCCCGACCCCGGACAGGGCAACCACCCCGGCACTCAGACCCCTGAGGACGCCGAATACGAAACGTACTTCCCGACCAAATAGAAAGTGAGGGTACGGCCATGGCCGACTACCTCCCCATCTTCAAGCCTGGTCAGGCATTCACTCTCAAGGCCTCCGCCACCATCACCGGTGGCCAGATCGTTGAGATGACTGGCTCAGGCACCGTTGGACCGGCTGGCGCCGCGTCCACCAAGGTCGTTGGTGTCGCTGGCTTCGACGCCGCGATCAACGACAACGTCACCATCTACGCCGGCGGAGTGCAGCACTGCACCGCTTCCGGTGGCATCACTGCCGGTGACGTCGTCCAGGCCGCAGCTGCAGGAGCCATCGCAACCGGCTCCACCGCACCGCTCGGCGTCGCCCTCACGACCGTGCTCACCGGCGCGGACGTCCGAGTTCTCTTCAACCGCTGAGAGGAAGTGACCTGACATGAGCTCTTACCCTCCGGGTACCGTCACCGTTTCGGGGACCAACCTCACGGCGTCGTACTTCCTCTCCAAGCCCGACTTCGTGGCCCGTCGGCTGCGCCAGCTGGCCGATCTGCGTTACGTCGGCAGCAACCTGCTGCGCGGCCGTGCGCAGACCACCGGTGGAGCAGTTGGCTACGAGGTGGCCGGTGAGTCCATCTTCGCCGACAACGCTCCCGAGGTCGTCGCTCCTGGCGGCGAGTACACCCTCACCACGACCGGCGCCGGCACCCCTGCCGTCGCGAAGGTCTCCAAGTTCGGCAAGGATTCCCTCGTCACCGATGAGGACATCAAGCGCCGCAACATGGACCCGGTCAACCGTGGCCTGAACAAGCTGGCGAACTCCAGCGGCCTGATCGTCGATCAGGCTGTCGGCTCGGCCATCTCGTCCGCAGTCACCACAACCGCTGCCGCGGCAGCCAAGTGGAACCTGACGGCAACCGACACCCTGCTCCTGGACGTCATGCTCGCGCAGGCCGCGATCACCGGCCAGAACCTCGGATACGTGCCCGACACCCTTCTGGTGTCCGACATCATCTGGGCCTGGATGACGGCCAACAAGGGACTGGCTGCCCTGCTGGGTCGCGAGAACATGAACAACCCGGTCTACACCGGGCGGTTCGCCAACCTCGCCGGACTCGACATCGTCCACGTCCCGGTCGCGAACATGCCCGGCGCCGACGGCACCGCCGCATGGGTCCTCGACACCACCAACCTCGGCTTCATCGCCAAGGAGGACCTGGGCGGCGGCTACCTGCCGGCCGGTGATCTGGTGGAGTCCAAGACCATCCGTGACGAGAGCAACGATGCCTGGCGTCTGCGCGCCCGGGTCAACTTCGCTGCGGCCGTCACCGACCCGCTCGCCGGCTACAAGATCAACACGGTCGCCTGATGCCCAGGCGGGCCGTGAGCAAGCCGGTCGAGGACCCGACGCCGGACGAGGTGCAGCCTCAGCCGGTCGTGGAACCTGCCCCGGTGCCGGACCCGACGGCCATCGTGCCCGAGGCCGCACCGGTCGAGGAACCGAAGGCCGACGAGCCCGAACGGCTCACGGTCCTGTCCGTGTTCGCCCACGCAACGCTCAAGACCGGTGAGGTCAAGATGCTGAGCAAGGGCGACGTGGTCGAAGCAGACAAGTACGACGAGAAGTCGCTGGCCCACCTCGTGGGCATCGGCTTCATCGGCTGAACAACGAACGGAGGGGGTGCGGCCATGGCAACTGTCACATGGGGCGATGTCCAGGCAACGCTGGGCCGCACCCTCACCAATGCGCAGCAGCAGCAGGCTGTGGCGTGGATCGCTCAGGCGCGGACGATCATTAGCGCCCGGGCCGTTCGTGAAGCGACAACACTCGACGGCCTCGACCAAGACATCCTGGCCATGGTCGTCACTGAGGCTGTCGCAACCCGCATGAAGCGGCCGGACGACGCGACCGAAGTGCAGGTACAGGTCGACGACGCCCAGACCACCAAGCGCTACGAGTCATCCACCGGGCAGATCGAGATCCTCGACATCTGGTGGAACCTCCTGTTCCCCGGCGAGATCCAAGCCGCGTTCAGCATCGGCTTCGAGGCCTGATGCTCGGCGACGACATCGCGCAGGCGCTCCCCGAGCTCCGCGCGCAGGCCGAGTCGATGATGATCGACACCGTTGAGATCATCCGCCCCGGCGGCACCGCGACCGACCCCACGACCGGCGCCGTGACGACAACGGGCCCGATCATGTACGGACCAACCATCTCCCCGTTCTACGGGAAGGCACGCTGGAAGGCGCCCCGCACCGTGGCATCCACCGACGAGGTCGGAACTGCCCAGATCACGTCCACCGCTGGCGAACTGCACCTGCCGGTCGGCATCTACCAGCCCCAGCCGGGCGACGTCGCCACGTGCGCCGACTGCCCGCTCAACCCCGGCCAAGTGGGCGCGAAGGCCCGCCTCGGCTCCCGCTTCGGCGGAACGCACGTCACCCAGTATCGGGTCCCGTTCGAGGAGGTCTGATGATCATCATCGACACCTCTCCTCTCAGCCGCGTTGACGTCGATCTAGGCAGGATC